AGAATGGTATCAAGTCTTTGTATTATCAACGAAGTGCTAATCCTGCACAAGAACTAGCCCGCTCTCTCAATGAGTGCACATCCTGCGAAGCCTAATGAAAGAAAACCTTAAATGTCATATGTGCCATTCCGACTATTACGTCGAATGGTTTGAAGATAGAGCTGCCGAATATAACAATTATGTAGACCCTGATTACTGTCCATTCTGTGGCACTAGCGATATCGAATTTGATGAAGACGAAGACCTCGAAGAATAATGTACACATACACAATTAGAGAAGTGACCAGAGTAGTTGATGGAGACACTATTGATGTGGTAATGGATCTGGGCTTTGGCGTTAGAAAGAAAGAAAGAGTCCGGATTGCTGCTATCGATGCACCAGAATCTAGGACAAGAGATCTTCACGAAAAGAAGCTTGGCCTTGAAGCAAAAGCATGGCTTAAAGCCCATCTTGAAAACTGCAATTCGATTATTATTAAAACCGAAAAGGAAGGCAAATACGGCCGCATTTTAGGTTGGCTATACACTGAAGAATTTAGCACCTCTATTAACGAGGTTATGGTTGAAAAGGGGTATGCTTGGGTGTATGATGGAGGTAGCAAAGAAAAAGATTACGAGGAGCTTAAGGAAAAGCGCATATCTGATGGATCATGGATTGAATAGGCTGTTTGTATAAATAGGATTAAATACATGTGTGTCGTTGTTGTTAAATACGTAAATGGATATGGTTGGGTTGGCGCTAAAAATCGCGATAGGAACTACAAAACTGATGTAGTTATAACGCAATCGAATCGCCACGCCGTACAACGCCTCTTTATTGATGACAAATTGAGCCGATGGAGCGAAGGTGTTAATGAGCATGGTTTAGCAATTATATCATCATCTTTTTCCGTAAAAAGCGACGAAAAGGAAGGTGATAAAATCATTAGCAAAAAGAAGAAGAGAGACCAGATTGGTTATTATTCTCCTGATGGAAGAGTTATTCGTAAAGGCCTTCTAGAAAAAACTCCAAAGGCCGCCCTAAAACTTCTTGTTGATTTAGAACTGGCAGGAGCTACATACGTGTTTAATGAAAGCGAGTGCTATATACTCGAAGGTGGATATACTGTAAGAAAGGCCGATGCTTCACCTGAAAACCCAAGAGAGTATAAGCACGTAATTAAAAAAATTTCTCGCAATGAACCATGTTCGTGCAGAACTAATCATGGCATTATAATGAAAGTTCTCGGCCATCCAGAAAATCCAACTGATGATCATATAATTAGGGCTAGAAAGAGTAGCGAAAAACGTTTAGAATACGCACGAGAGTTCGCATCTCCTGATATTTCAGATCCAGGAGATCTTATTGATATGATAGCGAAATGTCCTGATGATGACGTTTTTATGAATCCGATGAGAACCGGAAACGTTAAAAAAGGCGAAATGGTGACAACAGGCCAGTTGTTAATTGTACCAAAAGAACGGACTCTTCATTACCGTCCTATATATTCATCAGTAGAATTTGATTATAATCGATTGAGTGGTCCCGAATCTAAGACATTCTTTGAGATTATTTCATCTCGTAAGCTCTTATCGTTTAAAGAGTTTACTGATAAATAACCATATGTGGATTTACAATGGTTCAGAATTTACTTCTGAGATGATTGAAGAGTACCATGGTTTCGTGTATGAAATCACTGATATCTATAATGGGATGAAATATATCGGCAAGAAGAAATTCTGGTCGAAGGTTACAAAGCCACCATTGAAAGGCCGCAAGAATAAACGTAGATCTGTGAAAGAGTCAGATTGGCAGAAGTACTATGGCTCAAATGCCAAAGTCAAATATCTCTTAGAGGAAGATGGAAGAGGAAGATTTAAGCGGGTTATTTTGAGACTGTGCATTGCTCCTGGTGAAATGACTTACTATGAGATGAAAGAACAGATTGATCGCGAGGTACTGTTTAAGCCTGATGAGTACTACAACGCGTTTATTGGAGGAAAGATTCATAGGAATCACGTGCTAAAGAAAAAATAACATGTACTCTCTGTGATTATTGTGGTATAATCTAGCCAGACCACCAAATATAGATTATGATTATTGTAGATTACAGCGGTATTGCCATTGCATCCATCTTCTCGCAAGACCGACCAGCAGAAATTGAAGAAGGCCTCATCCGCCACATGATTCTTAATTCTCTTAGGAGATTTAACCTCAAGTTTCGAAAAGATTACGGCCAAATGGTAATAGCATGCGACAGCTCCTCATGGCGTAAAGAAACGTACCCACAGTACAAAGCGAAACGCAAAACTACTCGGGATGAATCTCCTCTAGATTGGGGGCATCTCTTCGGTCTTATTAATGGCGTGCGAGACGAGATCAAAGAAAATATGCACTACCCTGTAGTCACTGTAGATCGCGCAGAAGCCGATGATATTATCGCTGAACTTGTTGAATCAACACAAGATTTTGGCAAAGGAGAACCAGTCATGATCGTTTCATCAGACAAAGATTTCTTTCAGCTTCAACAGTATTCAAACGTTAAGCAATTTAGTCCGATGAAACGTGAGCTCGTTAAGGTTGACGACGCTACCTTTTATAAATTCGACCATATCTGCCGCGGTGATAATAGTGATGGAGTTCCGAATGTTCTAAGTGTAGATGAGTCGTTTACAGAAGGTATTCGCCAAAAACCTATGCGAGCTAAAAAGATCCAAGAGTGGTACACTGCTAAGACCGATTCACAATTGATGGATATGATGGGACAAGACACATATCGCAATTATTGCCGCAATAAGTCAGTGATCGATTTTGACTACATTCCTAAAGATATCAAAACAGATATTAACAATACATATAACCAACAGACAAACAAAAAGAAAAGTGGAGTGCTGACTTACCTCATTGAAAAGCGTTGTAACATGCTAATCGATTCTGTAGCAGACTTCTTTCCAACAAACTAATACTATGCAAAAATACATTCATGAAATCTTCGAAGAAACATGTAAATTCGAAACCCGCGATGAACGAATCGCCTACCTAAAAGCAAACGCGTTTAAACAAGTGAAGTCTATTCTTCAGCTGTGCTACAATGATAAAATCGAATTGGATCTTCCATATGGGAGGCCTCCATTCGAGGTATGTCCAGAAGGTAGAGAACCATCTTCGCTCAAAAATGCCTTCAGATCAATCGGGGCGTGTGTAAAAGCCAATTCAATTGACCGCACTAGGAAAGAAAAAATATTCATCGGAATCCTTGAGCAACTAAGTGAGAAAGATGCGCACATTCTTTGTGCTGCGAAAGATGGCACTGTTACGACCCTCCAAAACAAAACATACTCTAAAATGACAAAAAGTCTCGTAGAAGCGTGTTTCCCTGAAATTTTGTAGTGTACAAGCTGCGTAATTCATGGTAGAATATATCCAGAATGAGATACGATTACTATTGCAATAAGTGTGAGAAAGTGTGGGAAGAAGAACATTTGGTAAAAGACCGAGATCTTCCTGTAGGAAATGAATGTGCTTGCGGACAAGGCGGATTTATTAAAAGAGGAGTCTGCGCTCCGGGATTGTCCTTTGAAGGTGCCATATCACCAATTCGACGAGCAGGTTCTGGATGGAACGATGTTCTTAAGGGAATTAAAAAGGCTTCAGGCAAGGAAAACACAATCGAACATTATTAATATGAAAATTAGTACACAGCAAACTGTACAAGTTGACTTCACGCTTGAGCCTGCACAGCACCTCGATGTTGCTGCAACATTCTTAGAAAAACTCTTAGATTGGGATCGAGAGTATTATGTTGAAGATGCTCTTGTGAAAAACCCTATAACGTGCTATGGTAGCCATTCGTGGAACACTGTAGAAACTGTTCGAGAGGCAAGCGACGAAGATGTTTTTGCTGATAGAGTTTTTAAACTTATGTACAATAGATCCCCACGAGCTAAGAAGTAGCACTAACAACCGCACCATTTAATAATGAATAAAACATTTGAGCACGCTGATATTCAGCTAAACTACGAAGAGCTGCAAGCCGGAACTAAAAATGGTCTCCGTTTATACAGCACACCTGCAGGAAACAAATATCCGTCTGTGACCACAGTTTTAGGTTACAGAGATCGTTGGAAGTGGGCTGAATGGCGCAAGTCGATCGGTGAAGAAGCAGCAAATAGAATCTCGCGGCACGCATGCACCCGCGGCACATCAGTTCATAATATTGCTGAACGGTATATAGGCAACGAAGCTGATTTTATTCGTACACCCAATGACAAAATGCCTCATGTGCAATTTGCTTGGAAAACGCTTAAAGGTGTGATTGACGAAAGACTCAGTAACGTGTATATGCAGGAATGCACACTATACTCAGACGACCTAAAGATCGCAGGCCGTGTAGATTGTATTGCTGAATTTGATGGAGAACCAGCCATCATTGATTTTAAAACCTCTGGAAGAGTAAAAAAAGAAGAAGAAATCAGCACGTATTTCATGCAAGAATGTGCTTATGCTCTTATGTTCAAAGAGCACACTGGATTCGATATTAAAAAACTTATCACGATTATGGTAGTCGACTGCGACCCCAAGCCAATTGTGTTCGAGCAGACTGTTGACGCGTGGGAAGACAGATTGAGAAAAGAGATTGACTACTATTACAGTCAGTAAATTATTATGATTATTTTAACAGATTGCGACGGTGTCCTACTTTCATGGCAGCATTCATTTGAATGGTGGATGAAGCGTAAGGGCTATAAGAAGAAGTGTGTATCGTATTGCATAAGTGAGCAGTATGGTATCCCTAAAGAAAAGGCAGGAAGCCTCACAGAACGATTCTGTGAATCAGCCGAAATTGGTTTCCTTCCTCCGCTTAAGGACGCGATTAAATATGTCCGTAAGTTACATGAAGAACACGGAGCAGTATTCCACTGCATCACTTCTATTGGAACTGACCCATTCGTTATTAAACTACGAGAGCAGAATCTCGCGAGATTATTTGGCGAAGGCGTATTCGAACGTATGGAGTATCTCCCATGCGGTGCAGATAAAGAACACTCACTTGAGAGATATCGCGATTCAGATTTCATTTGGGTAGAAGATAGGTTGGAGAACGCAAACCTCGGAGCTCAAATTGGGCTCAGATCGTTTTTAATCAACCATCCGTATAACGAAAATCCCACGTTCACTGGTATCCATCCTAGTGTTGTCCGAGTGGATAACTGGAAAGATATTTACGACTATATCGCTGATTAATAACCATTTTAAAGGGGGCGTAGCTTAACGGTTAAAGCAGCCGACTCATAATCGGTTGAGTGTGGGTTCGATTCCCTCCGCCCCTACTTAAAGATCATAAATAAGTTATAAGAAATCCTCATGACTCTGAAATGAAAGGCTACAAACAAATCCACCTAATAGCGAGAGACCGAAGTTTTAAATATGAGCCTATAGAAAATATACCAGAATTCTATGACCAGAAAGAAGCTCTGAAATATTGGAAGTACAATGGGGAACGTATCATGGATTCTAATTTCTATGGAGATCCCATCGTCATAATTAGAAGGGAAATCCACACAGTTCTCGAAAAAGAACTTGGGTAATAAAGGAAACCCAATTCGATCTGCCCTAACCAATTGGCATTCAACGCGTTGACTTTCAAATATGCACGAGTTCCTCTAACGTATTGGTAATCAAAGCGTTAACCGTAAAGCAATGGTAATCAATACATTAAGACCATTTCGCTCAAAAACGCTGAAATCCCACGAAAAAACTTAAAAATAGTTTACTGAGTAACGCGTTCAAAACCAATCACTTAGATAAACCACGCGTAAATCGTGAAAATACTTCTAAAACGATCATGTACATTTGGTCAGGGGTGTGGTATTATATAACCATGATCAAGCTAGAAGCTACTAAAGTCCAAGAAAATTTCTTAGACACCCTAATCCCAATGAAAATCGAGACTATCGAGATCTTGAGTGCGCATGACACACTTAAGGAAGCTGTTGAAGCAGCCTCGTTAGACCTCTCATCTCCTGCTCCTCCATGGGCTCATATCTCTGCTAGAAAGAGCATGGCTCGAATCGACCAAGATATTGAGCGTGCCTTTGTGTGCGGAGACGGAACGATCCGCTATATCTTTAAGTGTGATATTACGCTCCTCAACAAGTTTGAGCCGTTCTTCAGCATTGTTAGTAACTCTCCCTTTCAGCTAGTTACGCTCAAAGAGGACGATATGGAAATCATGATTTCTCATCAAAATTGGCCAAAGTGTAAGGCTACCCGAAAGTATGCAGCCAAGCTTAATTTAATCCTCACCTCTGACTAAGAGCGGAATACCTCGCCAATCGCCCGAACCCTTAAAACGGTTCGGGCTTTCTGGGTGAATATTATGAAAAATACTACTAGTACTGAAGACCGCGCCAGCTACACCAAGGACGAAATGACCCTTCAGAGCCATACTAATACGGGCCATTCAGTCTTCGAAAATCTCGAAGCTACACACGTTGCCATCTTTGAAGCTGAGGACTCACTTAAGAGTAACTTTAAGAATCTCACTGGTTGGCACATTATAGAGGGCATGCCCGGTATGACAAGCTCGCGGATCCTGCATGAGCTTGTTGGATAACAACCAAACCTTGCCAATCGCCTGAGCCTTACCAGCTTGGGCTTTATGGGTGAATATGGAAAGCATAACTGAAAAAAGATTTGGAAAATACAACGTGACTCTCGAGCTATTCGAAGAGGGTGATGACCAAAGGTCGTACTGCGATATCATAAACCCTAAGACTGGAGCGTGTGGTTCTATCGCTCTAGCAGAAGATGGAGGTTTTATCGAAACTCAATGTGGTACAGAGGAACTAATTTCAAACACTCTCATCAATAAAATCAGAACTTGGGCCCTGAAACATGGCTATTAATTATGGCAAGCAGTAGTAAAGGAAAGGGATGGGTAAAAACCGTCGAATGGTGTAAACACTTAAGACCGTTTGGAAAACGCCGACAGAATAAAAGGGTCCGGAAGGATGGCAAAAAACAGATCAAAACAGATGAGCAATAAAGAGAATAATAATAGCCCAATTTTAATAGGCAGACGCTCCGGGAACATCGAATTTAGATATTCAAATACTAATGATCGATACGAGCTCGTAGAATGGCATCACCGTAAAATCGGAGCAGTTCTCAACTATTGCCTCACAATCGCATCATTTGAAAAGTCCTCGGAAGGTTATGATATGGCGACAGTCGGTGAGAGGTACCAGAGGTCTCTAGAGGATAATCACGCAGTAGTAATCGCGTTAACTAAGTACGCCTTTGCCACATTGAGCGCTCGATTTTCATTAGACGAAGCAGAACGCGAAGATCCTCTTAGGTTTGGGGAGGAATATAATATAGAAGATTTTAATTAATATGGAACCGAAAGAAAGAAAAGCTGCCTTTGACGCAGTAGAAGAGCCTAAGCCCACTTGGGAGACGTTCAAGAGGATGTTGGGGCATGCTGATAATGATGTCGATAAGGTCATCAAGAAATGGCGGAAACGATCTGTAGCTGGCAATC